TTCAGAAGTGTGCAGAGTCTCTTGGAGTCAAAGATGCTGACTTCTGTAAGCGTCTGGTTGACTGGGGAGACATTATCCGCAAAACGTTCTATGATGGTGGTGTAGATGAGATCATCTCTACCCGTCGTCTGGTGCATATCATTCGTGCATATAGCATCTTTGGTGATAAGGCAAAGGCTATTGAAGTCTGTGTGAATCGCTTTGATGATGAGACTAAGCAGTCCTTCATGGAACTGTACGATAAGGTTGATGCCGATGTTGACTTTGCAAATTACACGGAGGTTTGATAGAATGGTGAATGCTTGGAGTTTACTTTATGATGAAATGGAAAACAAAAAAGAACTAGAAGATATTAAACACTCAACCCATTGGTATGACTATGATCGAAATGATCCCGACCGCGAAAACCCATTCATCAGCACCCAGGACTTCTGGGTTGATGATGGGTGCGGCATTAGTATTAACTCAGAA